TTCAATATTTTTATCATCAACCGTTATTGTGGTTGAGTTAACTGTAGTTGTTGTACCATTTACCGTTAAGTCACCCGAAAGAGTAAGAGATGTACCAGATACCGCACCAGTAAATGTTGCACCCGAAAGTGCTGCAACGTCTGCGACCAAAGCAACTGTACCAGTTGCATCTGGAAGTGTAATTGTGCGGTCTGCTGTTGGGTCCGTAACAGCAAGGGTTGTTTCATGATCATTAGCAGTTGCACCTTCAAATACCATACTTCCACTATTAAGTGTAAGCCCTGCAAATGTTACACTTGCAGAGGTTGCTACATCTTGACCAATAGATAATGTGTGAGCTGTTCCTTCACCCGTTGTTGCTGCAGAAGAAGTAACGCCAGTTCCACCAGTTATTGTTCCTACATAGTTTCCTGAAGTATTAGTTCCAAGTGCAATTTCTATTGTTGTTGAAGCAGCTGAGGTTAAACGACCCTGAGCATCAACCGTAAATGTTCCAACCGATGAAGCAGAACCATAAGATCCTGCTGTAACTGCAGTAGCGTCAAGGTTTAAGGTAAGTGTGTCAGTTGCAGAGGCTACCGATGTCAATCCTGTGCCACCAACTATCGTAAAGGTATCTCCACCAGAAATGGTGAGATTGTCACCATCATCTGCATCTACTGTAAATGAAGTAGATATAGAAGCTGTTCCAGCTGCCGTTAAGCGACCTTGAGCGTCAACAGTAAAGGTTGGAATTGCACTAGCTGAACCATATGATCCAGCTGTGACTGCTGTATTATCAAGGTTGATAGTTATAGTGTCTGTGGATGAACCTGCAGACGTGAGGCCAACTCCACCAGAGATTGTTAGAGTATCTGTTCCTGTTGTTATTGTTTGATTTGTACCACCGTCACCTGCAACAGTAAATGTAGTTGAAACTCCACTAATTGCAGTATCAACATAAAGCTTAGTAGCTGCATGCGCGTTAGAAGATGGCGTTGCAACTGAAAGTGTTCCAGAAAATGTTTTATTTCCAGTAACTGTTTGAGTACCCGAAAGACTAAGGAAAGCCCCTGTTCCAGCTATAGCTTCTACGGTAGTTGCAGTCCCACCTTCTCCGCCAGTACCCTTACCATAATAAAGCGTATTGTCCACTTCATTGAATGCTATTTCTGCGTTTTGTAGAGATCCGGGTGCTCCAGCAACTCCAGATGCTCTTCTTTTAATTCTAATTGTATTAGCCATTTTTAAAAATTTCCCCCATCAGTAAGGTTAGAGTCGGCATAGTTGACCCACTTTGACCCATTATGCCTAAGTATATTACCTGAAGCAACAGAAGTAATAGTAACGTCACTTAGCCCATTTAGAGCTTCAGATGCTTGTATTCTATCTTTGATGGTCAAATGAGAGCCTGCTGGGTTAATTCCAAGAATAGTTTGGACAGCTTCCATTGCATCGTTTATATTTGCATGCTGTTGCGCGTGAGGTACTGTGGCAGAATTTAAAGTATCTGTAGCAGTTGGATTAATCAAGACATCTAAAGAGTTGGGATAATTTGTAGCCATTGTATCTTCCTATAATGATAATATTTTTGTAGAATTATTTTCCCAGACTATAGTTAAACTAGAGTCTAAGGGTGAACCAGTAAATGGTAAATTTAATCCAGTATCTATATAAAATAGTAGTCTAGAAGTAGCTGGATTCCCCGTAGATTGAAATAAAATTATTGCCTCAAATGTGGTGTTAGCTTCTAGGTAAATTGATATATCATCAGCATCTATAACGCCAAGAGCATTAGTTACTCCACTTATTGCACCGCTAGTAGCAGCAATAGCGTTATTAGCTACAGAAGAGAGAAACTCGTGAGATGACTCTGATGCAGTATAGTTTGCTGTTTTTACAAATAATAATTTAAATTGATTAGAAGAAAAATTTATTTGTCCATTTAATATTGCTTCTTTTGCTTTTTTGTAAACAAAATTAGACATATTAAATACCTATATCTTTAGATATTATAATTCTATACTTGTAGCCAGTTTCATAATACTCTTTGTCATTTGGATAGAATACAGGTGTGGCATCCGGGGAAGGCATGTCTAAGTAAACCTCTGGCTCCCACGAATGAATTGAAACATTAGCTAAAACTGTTTCCCATCTCGACGGTATTCTTTGAATTTTTTTTCTCTGCACTTTGAAGTAATCGTTATTAAGAAAGTTGGAAGCTGGGCGAGCATTGAAAGTAATTGTAACTCTGCCATTGTTATGTGCGTTATCAATATAAAATGAACCATTTTCAGGATCTATTGATTTTATAAAAAAATTAGGATTTTTAGCAATAATTTGAACTGTAGAAAAAGCATCTATTCTTAAAGATTTATCTTCAATTAGAATCTCTTCATAATCAGGTTCTTGGAATGAAGTTATATTAGCTATTACCGTAGACGGAGTAGCATCATCATTCTTAGTAAAGACTATGCTCTCTGATGGTATTTTTTCATTTACAGCATCAAAGAGATTGGTTACTTTTATCTTATATTCTTTATTAGCAGTTAACTGCTGGTCCCAAAATAATCTTAATGTTCTAGAGATCTGATTATAATCAGTAATTGTATTAATAGGGGCAAATGGACTATTGACAACAATTGGAGTTGCGTCAGTGCTTTCTACCGTAAAGTTTGGATTAATTAGAGTACTGATTTTAACAGTTCTACCAAACTTAATTATTACTACGTCAGCGTCTACACTAGCGTGCTCTATTAAATATAGTGCCACATTATCTCCTTATTCCTCTGTACATTTAGTAACCTTGTTTGGAAAAAGAATAAGGGACGGTAGTTACCTACCGTCCCAAATCCCTTAGGTTTAGTCACCAAAGTGACCGCAACTATAATTGTCCTAAGATTAGGCTGTTTCGTTAGTAACGAGAACCTCGTAGTTACGGCTGAGGTTAACGTTCTTAGCAACAGTGATACCCTCACCATCGCCAAGCATTACGATGTCGTAGCGCTCTTTCATCTTCAATTGACGGATGTCACGTGAAGGATCATCGAACTGATCGGTGGACATATCGTCCTTAACCAACAATGAACCAACTTCGTTTCTATCAATCAAGAAGAGGTCAGACTTAGCTGCCGTAGCACCGCTCTTAGCTGTGAAGCTTACGAATGGTGATACAAGGACATTAAGGCCCATAGGTGCAGTTGAGTTAAGTGCTCCATCTGCATTTGTAGGACGGTAGCCCCAACTTGTATTGACCGAAGATGCTGCTCCACCGTAGTGGAAGATTGCATCTTTGAGGAATACTGACCACATCAATGGGTGAAGAATAAAGTCGGTTGGAACATGCTTTTCTGCCATGAGAACTGCTGCCATGTCGACGATATCGTCCCACGTGATGGTGTCATTGAAGGCACCGGTAATGTCACGACCAGTTGTATCATCGTAGCCTGCATCGTCATTGTCGAAGACAATAGTTGCGGCGTCTTTGAAACGACTTAGTGCGATCTGCTCTTTCAAGCGAGCCATTGCACGACCTGCTGCGCGGACGTGAAGACCAACGATGTCCCAAAGGGAGTCAGCAATGACTTCCTCTGTAAAGGAGAGCTTAACGCCCTTCTTCGACACTTTGCCTTCAATCTGCTTCGCAAATGCGAGTGACTGCTCTGGGTACTCTTGTCCTTCAGGGATCTCTGCTGCTTGGATTGCATTAACTGCTGGGAATTCTAATGAACGGCCCTTTCCAAGGCGAACAGTAGAAAGTAAGGGTGTGATCAACAATTGTGGCTCTGCAGCCTCTCTTAGAGTGCGAGAGATAACTTTAGGGAAAAGTGCTGCTGCATCTGGTGATGCAAAAGCTTCCTTGACAGTAACTCTGTTGTCTTCGTCGATGTACCCATCCTCTGATAATGCGGTTTCCCAAGCTGGGAGACCTGAAAGGAGTTCTTGGATTGTTTTACTCATCTTAGGGTTTTCCTTCTTTTCTTTTTATAAGGTTAGGTTGACGCGGAATGCGCCAATGACATTGTTTACATCCAGGTTTGAACGGATGCCCAACTTGCCGCTATATGGACCACTTTGCGTGATTTCAAAAACGGTTTTGAGAGCGCCCGGATCTGAAGGCAACTGCATGTAGGAGAGGAGGCCGTCATCAAAATTGGTGGCGAACTTCTCTACTTCAATTACCTTACCAACTTGCAACCATGGGTATGATCCACAGTCAGCAGCTGATAATGCTCTTGGGCGACCCATAAAGTCTGGAGCGATTAATGAACCGACTGTTACGTCGTTGTTAATGCCATTGACCATTGGGTACTCTACGTATCCATGAGTGATGAAACCAGCACCCTGTGAAGTGCCCTTGTCAAAAGGACGGTAGAGATCGTATTGTGCAACGCCGACTGGAACGCTTCTTACTGCTACTTCAATGCTGTCAGTAGCGCCTGAGCTGTACGCAGGGGTTGCACCTGTAAGTGGAGACCATGAAGATGGCATGTTGTCGCCCCAGGTTACTGCAGAGCCAGAACCATTAGCTGGAACTACTCTTGCATCACCATTAGCGTCAGCAATAACTGAAATGATTGTACCCTTAGGGATTACAATTTCAAAACGATCATCTTCACTGTCTGAATAAAAGGTCGGGAGA